ATGGCAATTCTTCCTCTGAGTAACGTAGATAAAGCGATGATTCCGCAGTCTCCTCTGATGCAGGAAGAGGACGATAGCCCCATTGAGATTGTTATTGGTGATCCAGAGGGAGAATTGGTAGATGAGATCATCATTGAAATGGAGGAAGAGCCTTCGTTTGATGCCAATCTTGCCGAGTACATTGAAGGGAGTGAGTTAGCTTCCCTCGCCGCAGATTTGTTGGATGACTTCGATAACGACAAGAACGCTCGTAGAGAGTGGGAAGAGACCTATGTAGATGGGCTCGACTTGTTGGGTCTGAAGATCGAAGAACGTACTGAGCCGTGGAACGGTGCATGTGGTGTATACCATCCGATGTTGACTGAAGCCGCTATTAAATTCCAAGCGGAGATGATTGCAGAAACCTTCCCGGCGCAAGGTCCGGTAAAAACCAAGATCATGGGGAAGGAAACGCGAGAGAATGAGGAGGCCGCTGTCCGTGTGGCAGAGGATATGAACTACCAGCTGACTGAAAAGATGCAGGAGTTTCGTCCAGAGCACGAAAAGATGCTGTGGAGTCTCTCTTTAGCTGGTGCTGCGTTCAAAAAGGTCTACTTTGACCCCTCCCTCAATAGACAGGTAAGTATGTTTGTACCCGCTGAAGACCTCTATATTCCCTATGGAGCCAGCGATGCACGTACCGCACCGAGAGTCACGCACTTGATGCGTAAAACACCAAATGAGGTGAAAAAGCTGCAGTATGCAGGGTTCTATAGAGACATTGAGCTCAGTGAGCCCAGCAAGGACATAGATGAGATTCAGAAGCGCAAGGATGATGCTGAAGGTTTCAGTGCAATCAACGATGACAGATACAGAATCCTAGAGATACATACGGAATTAGACATTCCGGGGTATGAGGATGTAGATGATGAGACGGGTGAACCCACAGGTATAGCCCTCCCTTATGTGGTTACGATAGAGAAAAGTAGCCAAGAAATCCTTGCAGTTCGGCGTAATTGGGATGAATTTGACCCTCTGAAACGGGCTAAACAGCACTTCGTGCAATACACGTACATTCCCGGCTTTGGAGCCTATGGCTACGGTCTGATCCATCTGGTGGGCGGGTTTGCCAAGAGTGCTACGAGTATCGTAAGGCAGTTGATTGACGCGGGTACGCTGTCCAATCTTCCCGGAGGGCTCAAGACCAAAGGTATGCGTATAAAAGGAGATGACACTCCGATTATGCCGGGAGAATGGCGCGATGTGGACGTGGCAAGCGCCACGATCCGAGACAATATCATGCCCCTTCCTTATAAAGAGCCCAGTGCAACGCTCTTTCAACTCCTTCAAAATGTGGTGGATGAAGGGCGCAGGCTGGCGGCGGTAGCCGATGTTAAGTTTGATGCGATGGGAGGCGAAGCGCCGGTAGGCACCACCCTAGCTATTTTGGAACGGACGCTCAAGGTCATGTCTGCGGTGCAGGCGCGGGTCCATTATGCGATGGCGCAAGAGTTCAAGCTGATTGCTCACCTTATTAAAGAGTACACGGCCCCTGAATACGACTACATGCCTGAGTACAACGTAGGGCCGGAAGCTAAAAAGTCCGACTACGATATGGTAGAGGTGCTACCTGTTTCTGATCCCAATGCCGCAACGATGGCGCAGAGGATTATTCAGTATCAGGCGGCTATTCAGCTAGCTCAGCAGTCTCCGCAAATTTATGACCTTCCTGTTCTTCACAGGCAGATGCTGGAGGTTATGGGTATCAAGGACGCAGATAAGATCGTCAAAACGGAAGATGACTTGGTTCCTACTGATCCTGTATCGGAGAATATGGACATTATGAATCAGAAGCCCGTGAAAGCCTTTATTGAGCAGGATCACGCGGCACATCTAGCCGTACACCAGTCAGCCATACAAGACCCCAAGATTGCGCAAGCAATGGGGCAGAACCCGAATGCGCAGGCGATTATGCAGGCGGCACAAGCGCATATTATGGAGCATTTAGCGTTCCAGTATCGTCGTGAAGTAGAAGCGCAACTAGGTATGCCTCTGCCTGATCCAGAGCAAAAGCTTGATCCAGAAGCCGAAAGACAGTTAAGCGTCATCTCTGCGCAGGCAGCGACGCAGGCGCTACAAAGAAATCAGGCTGAAACGCAGGCACAGATTGCTCAACAACAGCAGCAAGACCCGATTGTTCAGATGCAGATGCAGGAGCTTCAACTCAAACAGCAGGAAGTCCAGCAGAAATATGAGATTGAGATGGCTAAATTGCAGAACGAGATGCAGATTGCCATGATGAACAATGAAAACAAGCTGATGATTCAAGGAGAAAAGGATAAGACCTCTACCACTCAGAAAAACATCGATGTAGGACTCAAAGTAGCCGAGAAGCTCTATGGTGTAGGGGAAAAGGCCGAGGAAAGAGAATACAACACGGGTGAGAAGGAGAGGGACAGGGCTTTCAGTACCGTGCAGAACGAAAATAAAGCGTCACCAGAAGGTGGCAGGGGGAGTCTTTAGCTTAGCTAAAGGAGGTACGGTAGAGAAGATTGATAAATATGCCAGAAAAGGACAGCAAGCCATAGCTGACCTCATAGGCCAAGGCGAAGAAATTAAGTACGCCAACGAACTGTCGCGTCAACAATTCCCGAATGAGGAAGAAGATGGACGTGGTGATGCGTTGAGGCATTTACTCTGGCAAGGTGCTGTGCAGCAGGGGCAAGGAACCGTACCGGCTGTTCTATCTGGATATGGGCATGAACTCGGCTTGAATATGTCTGATCCTGCTACAGAAATGGATTTGGCGAATAATGCTTTAGGCAGGCAGCTTGGAGAGGAAACCAAAACTAGGGAAGAACTTTTGGAACGGGCTATGGATGCTATCAACACAGGTAAAGCTAAGACTTTAGGGAAAAAACGCAAATGAACGTAGTAGACATAGTGCTCAAGGAGCTAGAAGAAGCTATTGATACGCGCAAGAATGCTCTCGTTAGAGGGCATATCAAGGACTATGCTGAGTATCAGCATCTCGTAGGGGTGATTACGGGTCTAACCTCCGCGAGTGATCGACTGAAAGACCTGCTTAAATATGAAGAGGTTAACTAATGGAAAACGCCGCACTTTCTGCAGCTAACATTGACGTAGACAAAACAAAGGAAACAAGTGACAAACTGGCAGCGCAATTACCAGACCCTGTGGGGTATAAAATCCTCGTCGTCAAGCCCGAAATCGAAGAGAAGACAGAAGGGGGCATTGTTAAACCTAAAGAGTTTCTTCGCCGGGAAGAAGCGGGAGCCGTAGTAGGCTTTGTGTTGAAGGTAGGCGATATGGCGTACAAGGATGAAGCAAAATTTCCTACAGGTCCGTGGTGTAAGGAAGGCGATTTTGTTCTAATCGGTGCTTATAGGGGCTCCAGATTCAGTGTGAATGGTAAAGAGTTCGTCATGATAAATGATGACCAAATCGAGGCGGTAGTATCTGATCCGAGAGGAATTAACCGCGCTTATTAAACTTGAGGAATAACTCATGCAAACAGAAAAGATTGGTGATGATTTGGAAGTCGGTGCGGAATTGCCCGAGGTAGAAATTGAAGTCGTAGACGATACGCCTGAAGAAGACCGAGGCCGAGAACCGTTAAAGGCGACAGATGATGAGGCTCATGAAGACGAGATCGAAAATTACTCGGAGAAGGTTAAGAAGCGCATTAACCAGCTGAATCATAAGATTCATGACGAGCGAAGAGCGAAAGAAGCGCTGGCAAGACAGAATGAAGAGGCGGTGCGCCTCGCTAGAACGGTGTATGAAGAGAATGAGCGTCTAAAACAGACGCTATCTTGGGGTCAGCAGGAGTATGCCCGCGAGTCTCAAAGTAAGATTGAGTATGCGCAAAAGCTAGCAGAAGATAAATACCGTAAAGCCTATGAAACCGGCGATACGGATGGTGTACTGGAAGCACAACGCGAGTTGAATGAGGCGGCTATACAGAAAGCGCAGCTTCAGAATCAAATTGCAGCGGCAGTGCAACAAAATACTAGACAAAACGAAAATAGTCCTGTATATAGTCAACCTGAACAGCAGCAATATGAGCAGCCCGCACCGGCACCTCGTGATTATCGCGCAGAAGACTGGGCATCACGCAACCCTTGGTTCGGCAAAGATGAGGAAATGACCTCATTCGCGTATGGCCTGCATCAGAAGCTGGTAAACAACGGTATTGATCCGACTTCCGATGAGTATTATCAGAAGATCGACAGCCGCATCAGGGAAGTTTTCCCGCAAAACTTTACAAAGTCACGCAAATCGTCAACCGTGGCACCCGCCTCCAGAAGCACTGGAAGCAGGAAAGTGACGCTAACCGCCAGTCAAGTGGCAATCGCAAAACGCCTTGGTGTACCGTTAGAAACTTACGCTAAGTATGCAGCAAAGGAGATGAATAATGGCTAATCCAGTAGGAAGACCCCCACGCTCAATGGAAACTCGGGAGCACGATGTACGTCAAGTATCTTGGAGACCCGCCTCTGACCTTCCTATACCGGAGCCGCAAGATGGTTATGTATTCCACTGGAAACGCGCATCCATGATGGGAGAAGCAGATCATCGCAATATGGCTCAGGCCCGACGCGAGGGCTGGGAACCCTGTAAAGCCGAAGATCATCCCGAATTTGCGAATGACCTTGTAGCCTTCGGGTTGCAAGCCACTGGACTGATCGAAATTGGTGGATTGGTGCTGTGTAAGACTACGGTTGAAAATGCTAAGGCACGGAAAGCGTATTACGAAAACCAGACCCAATCCGGTATGCAGTCAGTTGATAACAACTTTCTGCGTGAGAGTGATCCAAGAATGCCTCTCTTTTCTGAGAAGCAATCGAAAGTATCTTTTGGTCGCGGTTCCTGATATAGAAGGGCCGCTTAAAAACTTTTAGGAGTTAATTATGTCTAGTGTTTTTAATCCCGGCCCTACCGGTTTTTTGCCGGTAAACCTGCTAGGTGGGCGTGTTTACTCAGGTGCCACTCGTTCTATTCCGATTGTCTCTGGCTATGCTCAGAACATCGGTTTTGGTGATCTGGTGACTGTTGCTAGCACCGGTACCATTGCTCGTGTTGATACCGCTTCTGGTGCTAAGGCAGCTTTTGCTCTG